ATAAGTTTTTGTAGGAAGATTGACATGTTATCTGCACGTTCTTTAGATGCAGATATTATCATTATTTTCTTTTCAGGGTCTTTGAACAAGGTCCATAAGACAAAAGCACCAGTAATCCAAGATTTACCAACACCTCTAAAGGCTTGGATCTGTAATCTTTTTGGTCCATGTTGTAAGTAATCAGCTATGGAATATTGGGCTCTTGTAGGAGATGGAAGATCTAACTCCTCCCACAAAGCTTGTAGGAAGAGTTTAAAATCATCTTTTAGGGCAGTTATAGTATCGGTCATACTCGTATTTTACGAGGCCAGCTACCATCAGGACTATCAGGATTATTATATCGTTTAGGATCAGTCCATTTTCTAAGACCTTCCCTTGGATCTTCGTATGTTTGAATAGGTCTAATGTTATTCGCATTAGCAATGATTTTTGCTGGAGGTGATGCTTTCATTCTACCACCTCTTGGACCTTTTTTATTAGATGCTTTAGCCATAGTTATGCTTTAGGAATGTATGTATGCCCAGGTCCAGAACCACTGGGTTTCATTTTAAGTAAGTCATCAGCTGAGATACCAAGTTTTTTTAATTCTTTTAACATACCTGGAGAAACATCAATACCTTTGTCCGACCAAGCTTTATTAGCAAGTAACTGATTTCTTTTTTTAGGTTTCTTGCCTTTTTTGTAAATTCGTGCCATAGTTATAATTGACTTGTAAAGGATTCAGCAAATTCTGAAAGATCTTGTAGATTTTCTAATTCTGTAGCAAAGACTATTCGTAATTCTTCTGTTATCTCACCAGGGTCTTTCTTTAATACATCGAATGCAGGATTCTTTTTAGATATATTTAATCTAGCTGCGACAGCTTTATTCTTTAATACCCATTCTCTTAATGCATGTGGATCTCTTAATAATAAATCAACTCCAGGGTCATATTTACCACCTGCTAAACCTCTAAGATGTTTTTTAATTAATGTTAATCTTCTCTTAGCAACATTTAAAACAATATTTCTTTGTATATAATATATTTCAGCAATCATTTGAGCTGCTTGCATAGGAGGAACACTTCTCCATTCATCAGTTTTAGTCATCCTTTCAATTTCACGTTTAAGTGTAAATTTAGGGGAATCATATGCTGCATGAACAATGTCCATATGATCAGGAGAAAGGACATGTTCGTTAGGGTCAAATTTAACTTTCTTACGATCTAGATTATTATACGCCCAACGATTGTCATAAGCAGCTCTTTTATCTGCATTAGTTACTTTTAAGTCAGATGGCTTTTCAATTTTACGACCCCAAGGAGTTTCTGTCGTTCCTTCTGGCCAAAATTTACCTATAGAATATCCACGTGACTTTGCTTTTCCTCTTGGTAAACCCCAACTTGCAGGATCAGTCGGTCCTTTTTCAAAACTTTTTAATAAATCTGTAGCAATTCTTTGTTGTTCCTTAGGAGCTTCCTTCCAAGTTTTAGCAGTAACATCAGGTCGATTAGGATTCTCAGACCATTGTTTTACAATACTATCTTGACCGCTAAATCTTCTAAAATTAGTCTTCTCATCCATCATGCCGATAACATTACCAGCTCTATCACCACCTTCTATACCGAATCTCTGCTTTAAATGTCCTAGAATTTCTTGGAAGTCTACTCTATTCAAAACTTCTCCTAAGAATTCCATATCTAATATATGGTGATGCTTAAATGGACCTTCAATTTGCCTTGCCCATGCCTCTCTAAAGCGTGTAATTGCTCCTTTTTCTCTACCAGTATTGGTTAAACCTGCTTTACCTCCACCACTACCACCTGTTCTAGTGATATTTTCATCAACTTGTTTGGCTACAGGTTCAGTATACCTAGGAATACCATCTTCATTTACTCGTATATTATTAACACTTTCTGAGGTACGGAGAGTACTATGTGGCACACCGTTTGCCTGTATATCTTGTTGAACTTGTTTCACCTCATCTACAAATTCTTCCGGTTTAGCCCCTCTACCATCTGTACCATAGAGAGTATCTTCACTAGTAGAACCAAGTCTACGGTCTCTCGGGTTGTATTTCCCATTACTTGCTTCAACTTTTAATTTCTCACTATTAGAATAACGATTCAATGCAAAACCATCTTCTAATCCAAGTTCTGGTGTACGAATACCACGACTTAAATCAGCCATAGGCACATTCCCAGGATACTTGACATTAGTTGTCTGTCGTACTAATCTATTAGTTTTTCCAGCTAAAGTATCAGCTTGACGAGATAAATCACTTGCACCACCAAGTAATCCTGAAACAATTCTTCCTTTTCCCATTATTTACCCCCTTTTTTACGACTTGCACGGTTTATAGAAGGCTTTTGGAGCCTACCTTTAGTCTTACTACCCTTATAATGTGCTGCATCTAAACCATCATGGTTACCTTTAGTACCAAGTTTAATATTTAGTCTATCAGCATTTCTTCTGATTGACTTACCCTTTTCAGTTTGCATGTATGCTTTCTGTTGCTTGAGGCGTTTCTTCCTAGCTTCTGGGTTCTTTTTGTAATATTCAGACGTGCTGCCGGCCATACATCCTCCTAGTAACAAGTTCTGGATCTACCTTTGGCATTATCTTATTTAACTTATCTAATGGGTTACCTTCATAGGCGACACCACTAATATCATTAGTTTTGAGCCAATCACAGGCTGCTTTTAAGTCTTGAGTAGTAGCCTCACCACTTTTGATCCTCGTAAGGAATTCTGTAGTGACAAGGCCGTGTAACTCATTGAACTGTTTTTCTGTGGCTTTTGCCATTATGAGAATAGTTTTTCTTTTACAATTTTCAAAGCTTGATCATCTAATTTATTATCAGTTCTAGCTACATAAGCTTCTAATAGGTCTACTACAAGCTTCTTTACTGAGTCTGACTTCAAGAAGGCGAATAGGATGGGCTTGATTAATAGGATCATTATTTTAGAATGGTTTGTACCAAGGCTTTTCCTTGGGGATTGGGGGTTGTTTGACTGATTTTAAATATGAAGCAATTGGTACTATATCAGCACATAGTGGATATAGTTTAGACTTAGGATGAATCATAAAACCTTTAGTCTGTATCTCAGCACATTTCAATGCTCTGACTAGTTCGTAATCCAATCGCATCTTTTCTTCTTGTCTTTTTGCCATACGACGACACTGTTCTAATCCTCTTTTATCTAAAGGGATCATGAAGTTAACTTGGAACCCCCAGTTTTCAGCTACAGTATAGCTTTGCTGAGACATTTCCTCATCGTATGGTGTCGTATGATTGCCCATATAGAATGGGCTGAATGTCATTGTTGAACCGTTACAAGATATGTTCGGTCCCATAACCTGACGACTTGGTGCTCCATTGTTCTGGAACTGTACGGCTTGATTTGTGACGTTTCCGGTAGCAGCTGCCACTGGATTCGAGGTGTTATTTGTTTCACCTTCATCTGCTTTTACAGGGGTTATTGAGAGAAGACTGATAAGGATACCGTAGTAGAAGAGGTGTCTATTTCTCTTTCTATTTCTGTTACTTCCAGTACTTGACTTGCTGCTCTTGTTACTATTTCTAGAGTAAAATCTGAACCAGCTGTTGTCATATTGAATACCGAGTCTGAATCGGCTATACCTCCTGATGAGGTTGAGGTATGGGTTATATTGTCCCCAGACCATTTGTTTAATGCTGAACCATAGGTCGTGATAGTTATCTCCTCCACGATCTCTTGAGTCGTTGTTGTTGTGGAATTCATCGACCCCTGTGTGAAATTGGGGGTGACTAATTCTGCTCTTGCTACCGAGGGGGATAACAGTAGGAAGAGAAAAAGCCATTTTTTCATTCTTCCTTTTTCTTGTTCATTGGGCAGTTGACGGGGGTGCCTTTGTCTTTAGAATTACCAGTAGACAAGCCAAAACTGGCCAGGGCTCCCGTAAACACGCTGGCAACGAACGTGATATCCGAGTTACCAGCTTTCTTTATCATAGGCAATTCTACGTAATTCATAGTAATTATAAACCCTGACCAAACCACAACGCCTAGTCTGACGAATGTACCGAGAATTTGGATTTGGTGTTCTTGGTCCTCGGCTGCATCTTTCAGCTTTCCGAGGATCCCTCTCTTTTTTTCTTCCGATTTTCCTTCCATTTGTTGACTTTAGCTTGTAATTGTTTTTGAACTTTCTTTTTAATAGGTTCAAATAAGGATTGAGTAACAGTTGTAGTTGTCACTGCAATAACAGCTGTTGTAACAGCAGTCACTACCACCGCTGTTTCCGGTATGGGCATCTGTATATCGATGACCGGTATCTTTAATTTAGGTGGTTCAGGTGTTTCTGTTGTTTCCTTCTCCGACGCCTTGGTCTCCTCAGGAGCCTCTAGATCAGCCGGAGGGATCACCATGGGGCGATATGATGGAATACGGGCTGAAGGGGGGTTCAGATCGATCCTAGGCAGGTCTATGGGCTTAGGGAGATTAGGGGTCGGTATAGGAATGGACATTAGGGTGAGAATCCAGAAGGTAAATTATCTACTAAGTATTTTCTCCATTCTTCTTTCACATCAGTAGTCCAAACCGTATTACATATACTTTGAACCTCTGAAGATTCAGATGAGATATCTCTAGCTACAAGCTTATTATCTTTATCTAAAGCCCCTGGATCTAATGTTTTCCTATGAAATGTTCTACTTATTTCTTTTCCATCGTCTTTAATAATAGTTGCAGTTCTTAAATGGACTAATTTATAGTCTCCCGCAACTTCTATTCGATCATCAGTTTGTGTTTTAGTTAATGTCATTTTAAGCTATAAAATAAGTGGCACCACAATAACAGCTTCGGTTAGAGCTTCCATTGATGGTAGGATTGTCTTTGTTATTGCATATCATACCCAGCTTTGTACCATCACTGATTTTCATAACAACAGTTGCTTTGTCAGAATCATTACTGAATGCATCAATATATGTTGCACATCCAAAGGCTGTTGAGTCAATACCACTGAAAGGTAATCCAGCTATACTTGGATAAGAGGAAGTAGTATTATCCATTTCAAATGCTAGTAATCTCGCATAGACATGAACAACATTTCCAATTCTTATATATTTACCTTGCACATTACCAGCAGTATCCATAGGCCAAGCTTGCCAAGCAGCATTACCATGATGATATCCCCACCAATAAGGGGTCCAAGTACCTACTTCGTAATGATCTAAAAGCTCTTCAGTCATACTAGCTCCTGACGCTGAAGTGGCAGTTTGAGCACTAAAGTCAATACCATTACCAGCAGACATTGCAACGTTTCCAGTAACGCTTACACCAGCCGCTGAAGTTGAGAGCTTCGTAACATTATTATGCTTTAAGTGTACTGCTCCATCTGCAATAGCCTCAACCATCTGCTCACCACCTGGACTGTTTATACGCACATACGAACCTGTAATGTGTGTAAATCCAGTGTTGTTATAGAGATATACGTGTGAACCATCGTGGTATAACTCTGCATCATTATCTGTACCCAACCTTATTTTAACCGAATCATTAAAGTCTACACCTGTTGCACCACCTACACCTGCAGCTGGAGTTTCAAAAGCTGGTGGTGATCCAGCTCCTGTTGATGTTAATACTTGTCCATCTGTACCTGGACCTATTGCTGTAGGATTACCAGAAGCATCCCATGATATTATTTGGCCATCAGTTCCTGCTTTTAATTCAGTTAAACTAATGGCATCGTTAGCTATGTGAGCTTCAGCTACAACATCATCTGCTATAGCTGCAGCTACTACCGCATCGTCTGCAATGGCAGCAGATACGACCGCATCATCTGCAATCTTTGCAGAAGTTATAGCATCATCTGCTATACCTGTTGTTTTTACTTGTGTTAATCCCATGATTTATTCGTATTTAGCTTTACCAGCTGTAATTGCTGCGTTAATATCAGTGAAGTTTTCAGTAGTCCAGATAGATGTTGTACCATCTTCTTTCTTATAAGTTTTGATAGTTTCAAGATGTGATACGTTACTTTTTATCCTGGCTTTCCAGTTATCACTTGTCTCATTGTCATGTTGAGTATCAGTATTGATAAAAGTAACACAATCCCCTGCGTCTGAAAAAATCTTTGCTATTTCATCTGCTGTTCTTTCAGCCATTTAGCCTCCCTCCAATGCAGTAACTTTTGCTGATAATTCTTTAATTGCATTTAACATATGCCAAAATAATTCATCTTCATTTACACTTTTAGCACCAGAAGAAAGTGTTATTACCGAATTAGGTAGAACAGTTTCAAGTTCTTGTGCAATCAAACCAAGTTGAGTTCCAGTTTTCTTTATAACACAAGCTTTAACATTTAAATCTGGATCGTCTGATTTAATTTCATCTTCTGTTTTGTACTCAAAATTCCTTACTTGAATTTGGTTTATTATAGATAATCCGACATTATTATTTACAATATTCTTTTTTACCCTTCTATCAGAAGTAGTTGACCAAGATGCATTATTTGCTTGATTATAAGGTGTTCCTCCAGAATAAAAAGTATTAGAACCTTTTCCAGTAAAACCATCGGAACCTATAACATATTCATAGGTTACATTGTTTGCACTTGCATCAGCATCTCTACCTAGATAAACATTATTATGGCCCGTGGTTATTGTATTACCTGCCGCATACCCCAATGCAGTATTACATTCTCCGCCAGTCTGAGCTTCTAATGCACTATGACCTACTGCTACATTTTTGAAATTACCTCCATTTGCTAATGCATGATAACCTACAGCTACATTATGGTAGGCATTTACACCAGCGGATGTCATTGAAAGTGATCCAATCGAGGTATTTTCGTACCCTGTAGTGAGAGAATCACCAGCTGATTGACCATACAATGAGTTATGATTTCCGGAAAGCAAAGCTATACCAGCTTGTTGACCAATTACTGTACAGCTAAGAGCTGATGTTACATTCATTGCTGCATGAGCACCTACAAAAACGTTAGATTCACCAGCAGCACTATCTTCACCAGCTTTATAGCCAATATAGGTATTATTATCTTTATCTGTTATTTCTTTACCAGCATCGTTGCCAATCAATGTATTGTTGGTACCACCACTGATAAGATCTTCACCAGCACCTGAACCAGCTAATGTATTACCATTAGAACTAGATACACCACTACTAGCTGCAGCCCATGTTAACCCACCTGCATTACCAGATTGAGCTGTTAGGACGTAACCATTAGTTGGTGAGTTAGATATATGAAGATTATCCTCATCAACTGACTCAGATGACATGTGTTCCAAATCAACTGCACCAGCGGCTATATGTTCAGAGTTGATAACATCATCTTGAATATTA